TATCGTCAAAGCCAAACACTTTTTCAACAGTGGTGGCAACAGGCCAATATCGATTTAAAAATGACGATAGGAGATTCTCAATATTATGCAAATACATTTGCTGGATTCAAGAATCAAAAACTTCTTCAATTTAATAAAATCATAAGAATTATCAATTTAATTTCTGGATATCAACGAAAACATAGACATGTAATGCAAGCAATTCCAATTGAAAATTCTGATCAAGATACTTGTGATCAACTTACTGCAATCATGATGTGGCTTTGTAATTATGAAAATATTTACGATAAAATTTCTGAAACTTTTGAAGGCTCTTTAATTACAGGATTAAATCTTTTAAATATTTGGGTTGATTATCGTCAAGATCCTGAAAACGGAGATATTAAGGCTTCGAAAGTAGATTATAACCAATTTATAATGGATCCTTATTGGAGGGAACCAGATCTATCAGATTGTGAATGGATCTGGCAACGACGTTATCTTACAAAAGAACAAATAATGTCTTTATTCCCCAAAAACCTGGCTACAGAAATTAATTCTATCAAACCAATGACAAAACAAACAGATGGAAAATTTCTATATATGCCAGAAAACAGACAAATGTATAACACTGATTTCTATTCGATAGATTATTATTGGAAAAGAGACTATAAGACAACGAAAAAACTTTTTAATTCACTGAATGGCGAAATATCTGAAATTCCAAAAAGCCTAGATGAAGAAAAACTCGATGTTTTTCTATCTATGAATCCAAATATTACTCAAATCCAAGGAAAATCTCCAACTATTAAGTTAAATATTCTTGTAAATGACAATCTTTTATATGACAAACAAGAACCCTATGGAATCAGTAGTTATCCATATGTCCCATTCTTATGTTACCACTATCCTCAAAATGATGATTATGGTGCACGATATATGGGTGTTGTAAGAAATTCTAGAGATAGCCAAATAGAATTGAATAAAAGACGAAACAAGATGCTAGATATTTTAGACAGCCAAATAAACAGTGGTTTCATTGTAAAAGAAGATGCGTTAGTTGATCCAGAAGATGTTTTTATGTCTGGGCAGGGAAGAGCTCTTTTTTTAAAAGATAATGCAACTTTAGCTGATATTCAACAGATTCCAGCGCCGAACATTCCACAATCGATGTATGAAATGCAAGGATTAATGGATAAAGAAATAATGGAAATTGCTGGCGTTACAGAAGAGCTTTTTGGTGAAAATGATGGAACAGACACTTCTGGTTTTATGACGCAGTTAAGAATGGGTGCTGGTCTGGTTTCCCTCCAGCCTATATTTGATAGATTAAGATTGTCTCAAAAAGCAACAGGCAAATTGATTCTTGAATTGATACAGGCGAATTATGGATCTGGAAAAGCTCAGAGGATTCTAAATGATGAACCAACAATGCAATTTAAAAGACAAGACTTTCAAAAATATGATTGTGCTGTCGAAGAGGGCGTTCTCACATCCACGCAAAAACAATTACAATTTGTACAGCTTCTTCATCTTAAAGGTATTGGAATTCCTATTCCAACTGAAATGCTTTTGGAGGCGTCTACTTTACAAAATAAAAATAAACTTATTGAAGCGATTACCCAAACAGAACAGCAGCAACAACAAATTGCACAAGTTCAACAACAACAGCAAATGGAATATCAAGCACTCCTTACCAGAGCAACAGAAGCTAAAGCTCAAAGTGATTTTGCGACTGCTGAAGAGCGTCAAAGTAGAGCTATTTCAAATGTTGGGCTCTTCTCAGAAAGGGAATCTGAGAAAGCTCAAAATATGGCTCAAGCCGCACTTGATAATGCGAAAGCTATTGCAGAATTGGCCAAATTAGATGACGAAAGAACGATACAACTTCTAAAATTTGTATTAGAACTTCAAAATATACAAAAACAAACACAACAAGAAGAATCAATAAAAGCGGCGGATACTTCTATTGCTATAGGCGAAGATGTAAGAGAAGCCGAAAGAACAACAGAACTTCCACAAGAGAAAAGATCAAAACAAGAAGAAACACAACAAGCACAACAACTGCTTAAACAACAAATACAAGAAGACAGTCAAATGACAGAACGGGGTGAATCATTATGAAGTCTGTTATTATATTTTTTATTATTTTTTTATTATCACTTGTATATAGAGAAACCATTGGAAAAAACAAATTAAAACAAGAGGAAAATATGTACAAAGTAGAAAAACCAAATATCGGGAATCCTGATAAAGGAAAAAATGGACAACAATCTGGAACAGGAAAAAATGAATATAGAGGGAATGATTACAAAGCAATTCAGGATAAAATAGAGAGAGAAGATCAATCAAAATTGAAAAGACAAGATTATAAAAATTAATTTATAAAGGCAAGAAAACCAAATGCAGACTCTTGGAGAAACACGGGAGAAAATGTCCCGCGATCTAATGAAAAATATCGAAGATATTATCAATAAAACAAAACATGACAAATATTATATTTTGGTCCATGGAAAACCAATGCCAGACCATCCAAATATTATCAAAATGAAATATCTTATCATGGATAGAAAGCCTTCAATGATGCTTTCTTGCATGCTTTTTAGCGTTGATAATAAAAAAGGCAAATTAATTTTAGAATGGAGTTTGCCAGGCGATTGGCCTGTTATATATGTAGGAACTGAGAAACCAGTTCCAGAAACAATTGCAAGTTATAAACGTTTGGATAAAGGGCTCAAGTTTTATTCAAATAAGTTTTTTGAAGATATTCCCTTGAGTAGTGTCGCCGGCTAATCGGGCGATTTTGGCTGTAAGTGTATTCGCCACCACAAAAGGAACAATATATGAAAGAAGAAAATAAACAAGAAACTCAACCATCTACAGCTAAAGAGGAAATTAAACAACCTATTGAGGCTGTAGAGAAAAAGGAAGAGCAAAAAACAGATCATCATAATGTAGACAAAAACTGGTCTAAAGCAAGATCTGTTATGAAAGCTCAACAGACTGAAATCGAAGCTTTAAAACAACAATTATATAAATTAACTCCTAAAGAAAAAGAGGAATTTGATGACATTGATAAAGATGATTATGTGACGTTTGGGCAGGCACAGCGCTTAGCTGAAAAAAAAGCACAAAAAGAGGCTCAAAGAATTGCATCACAAATTGTCGAAGAAAAAATGTCTATCATTAGTGGAAAAGAACAAGAAAAATTGGCGAGAGAAAAATATCCAGATTATGATTACGTTATTGATAATTTTGCCATTCCTATGGTTGAGAACAACCCTGCTTTAGCACATGCTCTAAAAGCAATGCCAAATTTTGCAGAAGTAGCATATAATATGGCAAAATCAAGTCCAGAATATAATATGGAAATACAGAAAAGACAACAAAAAGAAGGAATAAAAGCAGCCGAAAAAGTAATTGAAAATTCGCAGAAGCCTGCGAGTATAAATGCGGCTCCGTCCTCTTTATCTTCTTCTGTTAGTAATTTTGCCAATATGTCAAAAGAAGAAATTTGGAGATTGTCAAAGGAGTATGCCTCTAAAGCCTAAGAGAGGTAAAAATGACAATTACAACGACCGCGGCTCTTCCGCCTCCTATTCAGCAATGGTTTGACAATGTTTTATTGTCTAGGCCTATGCCTAATCTTATTCATACCAAAATGGCTATGAAAAAAGAGATTCCACAGAAAAGCGGAAGAACAGTTAGATATCGTCGTTACACTAATTTAGCAACAGCTACAGTTCCTTTGCCCGATTCTGGATTAACTCCTCCGGGACAAATTTTAAATGCTGTAGATATTGATGCACGATTAGATTGGTATGGGACGTATATCACTATAACTGATCAGGTTGCGCTCATAAATTCTGATCCATGGTTGAATCAGACTGTGAGTCTATTATCACAGTCAATGAGAGAAACAGAAGATGAGTTAACAAGAAATATGTTAGCTGCAACAGCTGCTGGCATTAACTGTACTAATGGGGTAAACGGTGACAACCCAACTGAAATAAACAGACAAGACATAGATGTAGTTGTTCAAACACTTTTGAATAACAATGCTATGTTTATCTCCGATGATATTGAAGGTGAAAATAAATTTGGTACTGCTCCTGTAAGAGAGGCTTTCTGGGGAATGATGTCCTCAGTAATCCTTGATGATTTGGAAGCATGCGTTGGATTTATTTCTCAAGCACAATATCCAAATAACATGAATGCAATAAGATCTGAATGGGGTTCTGTAGGAAACATTAGATTTCTATATAGCTCGTCTGGTTCAACTACTGCAACTGCATCTTTGAATGGTAATGATGTTTATAATGTATTTGTAACAGGTAAAGAAGCTTATGCTGTTATTAATTTAACAAATGCATCTGCTGAATTTATCTATACTCCTCCAGGTGGGCCTACTGATCCATTGAGAAGATTGCAATTGGGTGCGTATAAATTCGCTCAGGTTCCAAGAATTTTAAACGACGCGTGGATTTTTAATCTACGTTGTACGCATTCGTAGGAGGTGTAATTATGTTTGCTGAAAATAATGTAGTATACGGAAATTACGTCGCCGATGGAAATGCACAACAAATTAATTTGGGATTTGTTCCACAAGAATTTTATCTTTGGAATGAAACTCAACAAAATTCTAATGCAAATCCTTCTGTTGTAAAAGAAGCCTGGATGCTTCCAGGGCTCGCTGCTAATAGTGCTTATACTGTTCGAAATACAGCTGGTGCCAGAACTGATGAACATAATTTAATTGCAGCTGGTGGTTTCAGAACTTATTCTGGAATTGAAGAGCAATTAGATGCCGCAATCATTGGTGGTGCTATTACTGCTGCAACTCCTCCAGTATTTACATCTGCCGCTCATAACTATGTGGTTGGTGATGTAGTAAGAATTTATGGTTCTACTGGAATGTTGCAAATTGCTGGTATTGATTTTGTAGTTACTGCAATAGTTGCTGGTGCATCGTTCACTTGTGGGACGATTCCTGGCGCAGGTTTTGCAGCTGCTGGAACTGCTCATACTGCAAGACGCGTATGGGTGCCTCGTGGTTTTTATCCAAGTACTAAAATAATTACTAATGTGACAGCGGCAAATCCAGGGGTCGTGACGACCAATATTAACCATGGATTTGCTACTGGAGATAGAGTAAGGATTAGAATTCCTGCTATTTCTGGAATGGTTCAATTAGATAATCAAATAGTAACAGTCACAAATCTAACAGCAACGACATTTAGTATTGGAGTAGATACAACAGCATACACAGCTTTTGCATGGCCAACATCTGCGCAAGCTGCTGCTGGTTGTTTAAGACCAGAAGTAATTCCTGTAGGAGATACTGGACAAGATTTAAGCGCCGCAGAGGACAATACTGCTTTTGCTGGCATTTATATTGGATCCGTTATCGCTGGCGCACTTAATGATGTAATTAGGTATCGAGCAATAGGTTCTGCTATTTATTAATAGCTTATTATATTTGAGGGGGACAGATTGTCCCCTTCTTTTGAATAAGATAATCAAACGTCGGAGAAATATCATGAAAAAACAACCTGAAGGTGTTGTAAAAGATAGAAAAGAAGCGATCTATATTGGAAGAGTTAGTAATGAAATTGTAAATAAAGATTCATTAGAAGCTATGACCAAAGAAGAAGACAAAAAAGTAAAAGGAACATTTAAGAATTTAGAGAACCCTGGTCAATCTGGATATGTTTGTTGCAAAATATATAAAGATCAACCCGTTTTCTCTAAATGGTTTGATGATGGAGAAGAAGCAGAAATTCCTTTATCTGTCGCAAAATTTATAAATACAAGAACACAATATCCTGTACACAAATATCAATTAGATGAAGATGGAAATTATACGAAATCAACAGGAAGAATTGTTCAAAGATATCAATTTGTATCCAAGGATTTTAGCTAAAAATGACAACATTAGCAAGAATAAGGCAAATTGTAAGAAATATTACGGGAAGACAATCGATAGATCAATTATCTGATGCCAATCTGGATAATTATATAGATGATTTTTATCTTTATGATCTTCCCGAAGTTTTTAAGACAATGCAATTAGAAGAATATTATATGTTTAGGACTCAACCAAACATAGCAATTTATGCTCTTCCAGAAAATTATTATAACGTAAAACCGCCGGGATATATTTCAGGTTATGAATTAGATTGGCATCAAGATCCAACTTCTTTTTTTAGAATTTGGCCAGAAAATAAATTTTTAGAAACAGGAGCGGTTGGAAATGGAGGCATTACATATACGTTTACTCTTACTAATACTCCTATTTTGCGTGGTTCAGTTATCATTTCAGATGGGACAGAATCTTTTACGGACGATAGTGCTGGTATTCTCGTCGGCTCTGCTGGGGGTGCTGGCGTTATCAATTATATTACAGGTGTACTCACTGTCAATTTTGTGGGTGCTGTTGCTGTGGGTACAAATATAAATGCTCAATATTATCCATATGTTGCTTCAAGACCTAGAAGCGTTTTGTTTTATAACAATAATTTTGAATTTAGACCTGTTCCAGATCAAACCTATGAATTTAAATGTAAATGTTTGATAAGACCAACCGCAATGGCGGCTGCAACTTCTAGTCCAGAGATTGTTGAATGGTATGAATTAATTGCATATGGAACTTGTTTAAAGATATTTATAGAAAGTGGTGATTGGGATGAACACGGAAAGTTTTTTCCAATCTTTGATAGACAAAAAAATTTAGCCCAAAGAAGGGCATTAAAAAAATTATCTAATCAAAGAGTTCCAACAGAATATAACATGGATCCAATGAGCCGTGCTGTTTGGGATTTTTATCCTTATTATTAGGAGATAAAATATGGCAAATAAATGGATTCAACAAGCGATTGAGAAACCTGGATCTTTAAGAAAAACTTTAAAAGTAAAAAAAGGTAAAAAACGAAGGAAAAACTTATAAAGCAATATCTTTACTTACTGGCATTCCGGTTGGAACTGCTTGCAGTATGGTAAAAGGATATTGCTGGAAAGATATAACACCTAAGGAGTGATGATATATATGGTATTTTCACCAAACATACCTCAGCCCAACGATTTGCTTAGTGTCTCTCAAGGAGATATTCTTGCAAATTTTCAGCAAGCAAACACAATAATGGCTGCCGATCATTATGAATTTAATTTTACTACTGCAGTAGCTCCATATGATATTGCAGGGGCGGCAGATAGAGGAAAACATAGACAAGTTAAATTTATTAGAGCAAGTGCAGATATTGGAACCGGTGCAAATGAGATTGCTGTTTATGTTAAAAATGATGGAGGAGGAAATGCCCAATTATTTATGAGGCGCCAAAGTAATGGTAATATTGTTCAAATGACAGCAGTTGATCCTAGTGCGGCAGTAATAGGACATTCATATCTTCCAGGAGGAATATTAATACATTGGGGACAAGCATCATTTCCAAATACAGTCAATACACAGGCTGTTGGATTTGTTCCAAATTTTTCTGGAGTACCATACACTGTTTTGGCAACTAGACAATCAGCTGATCCAAATAATAGAACTGTAGTTGTAAGTCCAGGAACAATGGCAGCTGCATCTGTTACTTTCTTAAGATATCATTCAGATGATAATCATACATTTAATTGGTTAGCAATAGGACCCGCCTAATGTCATATGAACCAAGACTCATAGCACCTTATGCTGGAAATACAGGACTTGTCGAATATTACAAGCCATGGCTTATAGGAGATGAGGCATTTGCTGTATTAGAAGATGCGTATGTCTATAGAGGAAAAGTTCGAAAAAGAGAAGGAGATAATGAACTTGCTGTTTTAGAAGCATCCGCAGCAGTGGCTGCCCCCGGGATTACAAATGCAAATCCTGCAAATGTGACAGTAGCTGCTATTGGAGATTTGCAAGTTGGAGATATCATAACGATTTATGGCGTAACTGGAATGACAGAAGTTAATGGGAATCAATATTTAGTAGCAAATATTGTAGGTGCCGCTTTTGATTTACATAATCTAGATGGAACAAATGTTAATAGTTTAGCATGGGGAGTATATGCGGCAGGTGGAACAATCCATCTTCCAGTTAATGGATTGGCTAATAGATTGATAAGAGGAACAGTAGATGAAGAATTGATAGCTTTTGATAGATATCGCGCTTATCGATTTAATGTAGCAGGTGGGGGTGTTTTTAATGATATTAGCCAGTTTCAAACAACTTCTGCAAATATAAGATGGACGGGAAATAATACACAATATTTTTGGTCGCTTAATTATGCAGATAGTTTATGGGTAAGCAATAATGTTGATCCTGTAAGATTTTATAACGGCAATCCTGCCGCTGGATGGAATAATCAAAGATTTACTGTTGATGGTGGTGGAACACAAGTAACAAGAGCGCGGCTTCTTTTTTCTTATTATGGAAGAATGGTAATTTTAGATACTACAGAAGGTGGTAATAATTATTATCAAAGGGCTAGATGGTCTCAGATTGGAACTCCATATGTTCTTGCAACAGGAGGTGATCCAGCTGTTGTTGAACCTGGTCCATGGTTTGGAGGAGCAACGGCTTTAGCATGGCGTCACGACGAACCAGGAAGAGGCGGTTATATTGATGCAGATACAAATGAAAGAATAATTTCTGCTGCTATTATTAGCAATGTTCTGATTGTATTTTTTCAGTTTAGCACATGGAGATTAAGATATGCTGGAGACCAAATTCTTCCATTTAGATGGGAAAGAATAAGCACAAACTATGGATCGGAAGCTCCATTTAGCACAATTACTTATGAATCTTCTGCTTTTACAGTATCAAGGCGTGGATTTATAGGAGCAGATACTAATAATGTTTCAAGAATAGATGAAAAAATTCCAGATAGATCATTTCAAATAGAAACCGGTACTGCAACAGAAGGATTACAACTTGTATCATCTGCTGTTGATTATTATAGAGATATATTTTATTGGGCAGTTCCTTCTGCTGATACAAATGCTACTACGAATAATAAAATAATTTCTTATAATTTTGGTGAGAAATCCTGGGCAATATTAAATCAATCTTACAGAGTTTTTGGACAATATAAAGAATATGAAGATAGAACGTGGGCAATGTTTACACAAGCAAATAGAGATGAATGGGAAAATCAAACGGAAAATTATTGGATAAATCCATTTATGCAAGATAATGCTCCATCAATTGTTGCAGGTCATTTAAATGGATTTGTATATTTTGCATTTCAAGATTTAAGTGATGGAACGGACCATGGAACAAATTTTAATTTTGATATTCAGACAAAGAGATTTAATCCATATATTCAATCAGGACAAAGTTGTAGATTACAATATGTAGATATTTATGCAACATCACAACAACAGCAAGAAATTCCAATAACAGTAATTACTCAAGCATTTCCCGCACAAGTTACAACTTTGATTGCGCATAATCTTGTAACCGGAAGTGAAATTTATTTTGAAGAGATAGCAGGAATGCCAGAAATAAATAACATCAAATATACTGTAACCGTCATAAATGCCACTAATTTTACCGTAGACGGCTTAGATACTACAGGTATGGGTCCACATACTGCAAATACTGGAAATGTGCTTAATAGGGCAGAAATCACGCTTGAACAATATGTTGATGACAATGACACAACTCCGGCTGTTACAAGAACAGTTCCGATTGCATTACAAGGACAAGAATCTAGATATACAAGAGTTTATACAGGATGTGGTGGAAATTTCCATCAGATAAGACTGAGATTATCTGATGCACAATTAGCAGATAATATTAAAGGAAGGTCAGGTTTTGAATTACAAGGAATGGTAATTTGGACAAGACCTGAAACAAGAATTAAGGATTTAGGACCATGACATATGCTCCAGTAAATGCAATTCCAGAAGGATTACCAGTAGATTTTCAGATTCCAAAAGAAATTGAATTATTTAAATCTGTTGTAGCAGAAAGAGAAAGAAGAACAGCCGATGTTTTAAATCAAAAAGAAAGTGGAAATTATGAAGATATTGAGATTGCAATTTCACAAAAATGGTTTACAGCTGGAAATAATCAAGTGAAAAGAGATGTCTATAGAAAAGTTATTGATTTAGGTGGATTAAATGATTTTACTGCTGTAAATCCACAAAATGTAGCTCATGGAATAACAATTGCAGCCTCAACCATTGTAACGAAAATTTATGGAGCAGCAACAGATCCATCAACTTTATATATTCCATTACCATATATAGATATGACAGGAGGAGGAAATCATATTCAGCTTTCAATGGATAATACAAATGTTATTTTGAGAAGCAATTTTAATTACAGCGGATTTACAACTGCATATGTGGTAATAGAATATATAAAATAAATTTTAGGAGAAAATATGGGATTTTTTGATTCATTTTCAAAGTGGTTTTCTGGAAGTAAAGGAAAAATGAAACAGGCTCCAACACTTCCAAAAGATTTTATGGAAGCATTAAGACAAATTATTGGTGGTGGTGGACGTCCTGAAGGTGCTTTATATGGAGCAGGTGAAGAATATTTAAGAAAAATGCTTTCTGGAGAAGGTTTTGAAGAATTTGAAGCTCCATTAATGAGACAGTTTAGTGAACAAATTGTTCCTGGAGTGGCAGAAAGATTTGCTGGTGTTGGTGGACTTTCTTCATCTGGATTTCAACAAGCATTAGGAGAGGCAGCGTCTGGATTAACTGAAAGATTGGGAGCCCAAAGAGCTGGACTAACTTCTAGAATGTTACCAACAGCTCTTCAATGGGAACAACAACCAATGAGTAATTTATTACAAGCTATTGGATTAGGAAGACAACAACCATATTATCAAGAAGGTTCGCCTGGAATGGGGCAACAATTAATGCAAATAGCATTGCCATTATTATTAGGAATGATTTAGGAGATTAAAAAATGTCTATACCAATTATACCTAGGCAAAAAGGATTTTTAGATTTTTTAACCCAAGCGACAAGCCCATTATTGGGTCAAGAAATACAAAGAAGAAGAGAAGAATCTTTAAGACAAAGACAAGCAGAAAGATTTAAAGAGATTACTTCTTCAGAAGAATTTAAAAATCTTCCAATAGCACAGCAAGCAAGTCTTACAAGTATGTTATTTGGGAAAGAAGTAGCCCAACCATTTATGGAACAACTTAAAAGAACTGAAGTAGAACCAGATTTAAGCGAATATCAAGATATTTTACAAAAAGCAGATTTTAGTACTCCTGAAGGACAAAGAGCTTTTATTGGAGAAGCTACTAGAAGAGGTATGAAAGTGACCGATGCGGTTAATATTATTAAACAATTTAAACCATCTGGTCTAACTGAATTTTTAAGTAGATATACACCAGAAGGACAACAAAGACCAGGAATACCAGAGGCTGATGAAACAGAAACGACAGAGCTTATAACGCCACGGCCTATTAGAATACCAGAAGTATCAATACAACCACAAAAATCTCCAATTGAAAATATACCGGATTCAGATTTGGTGGTAGCAATGGGAAGTGAAGATAAAAATCTATCTGAATTTGCAAAAGGAGCTTTAGATTTAAAAGATAAAGAACGCAAGAATTTTAATGCAGATAGAAAATATCATGCTGATAAAGCTAAAAAACACATGGATTCAATAGATGAAGAAAGAGATACTATTAGAGATCAAAGGGCAAATTTAGAAGGAATGAAAATTGCAATAAAAGATAGAGATCTTTCCCAATATACAAAAGATTGGTGGGCTGGAGTTTTTGGAAGATGGGGAAGAAATTTAGTGTCTCCTGAAGGTGCTATATTGTCTACAAATGTAAAAGAGTTTTTACTTAGTGGATTGAGAGTTCTTAAAGGAAGACCAAATCAATATATTGAACAATTATTAATAGCAGCATTACCTGAAATTGGGAAAACCAAATTTGCCAATATGGCTTCTATTGCTTCATTAGAACAAAGAATAAGATTACAAGAAAAGAAAATAGAAATAACAGATAGATTATCGGATGAATATGAAAAAAAATTAGGATATGTACCAGGAAATATTGGACAAATAGTAAATCAAGCCATGTCTCCTTATGTGGAACAAGAACAAAAAAGATTCGCCTATACATTAAGAAAAATACAAGAAGAAGATCAAGGAATTGAAAAACTTTCAAAAAAAAGGGTTATTCCTGGAACTCCATTAACATTGGAAATGGCAAATTATTTTAAAGGAAAATATAGAGATAAAGAAAAAGTAAAAAAAGTAATAAAATCAATGGGATATGAAGTTCCTACAAAAAATGAATATCTGGAGTATATGCGATGACAGATATAATAGATTTTGTGTTTGGAGATGAAGAAGAAGAACTTATTTTACCTGCTGAAAAAGTAAAAAAATCAATAAAAAAAGTACAAGAAGCAGAAGATGTCATCGATTTTGCATTTGAACAACCGATAGAAACAAAAAAAGAATTTAAAGAAGAAATAGAAGAACCATGGTGGAAAGCTATTCCAAAAGAAACATTGAAAGGATTTTTTGAAGGAGCTGTAAAATTAGGAAGAATTATGGGTCCTTTAGAAGAAGGAAAGCCAACAGAACAAATATTAAAAGAAACAACAGAATATCTTGAAGAATTAATTCCTTCTGAAAAGACAAAAGTAGGAGCAACAATAAGAAGATTTGCAAAAGAAGCACTTCCAATAATGGCATTACCCGAAATGGCTACTTTACCAATGGCTGCTAGAACAGGAATTGGAGCAGTAGGAGGACAAGTAGCTGAAGAATTAGGAGCCCCAGAATGGCTTCAAAGTATTATAGAAATATTACCTGTTATTTCTCCTGAATTTGGAAAAAAAATTATTCCAACTGCAACTCAAAAACCAACAATTGAATTATTAAGAAAAGTAGGGGCTACAGAAGAAGGAATCGCTCCATTATTAACTGGAGAAAAAAAAGTAAAACTTTTTGGAAAATTTGCACAAAAAGGAGAAAAAGCTAAAGAAGCTGTTTCGCAAGTTAAATCGGCAACTGGACGTCTTTATCAATTTTTGAGAAATTCTCCTTCAGCAGAGATTGTTTTAGGAGAAGGAGAAGCAATAAGTTTAATAGAGAAACTTCAAAATACATTACAAGATATGCCTGCAAAAACCAGAAATGTAATAATGGAAGATTTTCAACAATTTTCTGCAAGTCCAAAAGATGGAAAATCGATTATAAAATTTTGGCAAGATATTAATGCAAATGCGGGAAGAAAGCCAGAATTATCACGATTGAAAAAGCCTTTACAAAATGCTATGGAACTTATAAGTCCTCAATTATCTGAAGATTTTAAGACTACTAATGAATTATATAAAAAATATTTAAATGTAAGAAAAAGATTATCTCCAAAAGGAATAGAATTGGTTGATAAACTTATTAATTTATCTCAATGGGGAAGAATGATGGGTGGTTTACTAACTGGTCATTATTCAGTTATTGCAGAAGCTATTGGAGAAAGAGCCGGTAGAATATTAGCAAGAGAAATGATCACAAATCCACGATTTCAAAATTTAGGAAAACAAATGATTCAATCTTTAAATAAAGGAAAATTTGCAATAGCAAATAAGCTACTTCCAAAAATGCAAAAAATGATAGAAAAAACCTCGCCTGAAGTTGCGGATGTTTTTGAAGAAGGCGATTTTAGTGATTTGGAATTTGAGGAAGAAAAATGATTAATATTCATCATACTCATATTCATCTTCGTATTCATCATTATCAATATATTTTTCAGGTAAAAATGAACGAGCGTAGGAATAAAGAGTTGAAAAAATTAATTTAATAATAGAGAAAAGAAAGGAGATACAGAAAAAAATAAAACAACCGTGACAAAATAAAACAAGTAAATGCATAAAAACTCCTTTTTAAGTTGTTTATACTTAAAGAGTAAAAAATGAGAAATATTTAGTCAATAAAAACCAAACGTCGGAGGAAAAAAAATGTCGGAATTCGTTGGTGGACAAAACGCCTTATCGTATGTAGGTGTAGAAGCTCCTGAGCCGCCAAATGTGATAAAGGCTCAACGGGCACCAACTGCACTCGATTTAGGACACCGGATAGGAACTATCTGGATAGACAGAATAGCAAATAATGTATGGGTATTAACATCAATAGCTGGAAATGCGGCTAATTGGGAACCAGTTTCTCAAAGTGCTGGTGGTAATGCTCCAATGAGTAAATATGTAGTAGATGCTGATGGCACTGGAGATTTTACAACTATCCAAGCTGCTATAAATGCAATACAAGCATCTGGAACTACAAATGCAGAAGTTTATGTAAGACCTGGGACTTATACAGAAAACTTAACTCTTTACGATAATCTTATTATTACAGGATGTGGAGCATATTCTATTATAACTGGTGTTCATACACCTCCTGCTACAGGTGCTGTTTTCTTTAGAGATTTACAGTTAACATCTGCAACAGATATCGTTACATCAGCTGCTGCTGGTACTGCAAGACTAAGTTTTACAAATTGTACATTTAATTGTACGAATGGTTATGTAGTAGACTGTGCTTCATGGACAGGTCCTGTTGATATTTATGATTGTCATACAACTTCTACTGCAGATGGATGTGTAAGAATTGCTGCTTCAACTGTTATTATTTCTGATTCTTTAGTAGGAGCAGGAGCTAATGTACTTACTCAAGTTGGTGGAACATTAGTTATTATTGGATCTCGTGTAAGTTGTGCAAGTAATTTGTCTGGCGCATGTGCTGCTTCTATTACTCAAGGAAGTACAATTGGTGGAACAATAACTTTAGCTGGAACGACAGCTTTAGCTATAAGAGAAAGTACTTTAACAACAGGTGCTAATGCAGCTCTTGCACAAGGTTCTGCTGGAGTAGTAGGTCTTAGTAATGTAACTATTACATCTTCTGCAAATCCATGTATTACTGGTGCTGGTGCTGGTGCTGTTACACTTGCAAATGTTGAATTTTTAAGTAATGCAGCATTAGCAGCAACATTAACTAGAGCATATGTAGCAGAAGGAAAATTCTCTAAAGTTACCTCTGGAGATAGTACCTATCGTGTAAATGCTTTTGCAGCTGATGGTGGTATTATTCAATGTTTTGCTGATGATCCAACTGCAACTGGAGCATCTTATTTAGCAAGTATTAGAGGAAATCTTTCTGTATCTGCTGGTGATGGTAATCATGAACCGAGAGCTGTAGATGGATCATTAACTTTAGCTGCTGGTTCTAATTCATTATTAGATTTAGGTGTTTTGGGAACTCTTACTCAAGTAGATGGTTCTGTAATAGCTAGTACTGCCGCTGGAGTTGAAGGGTCAATTTTAATTCATGAAACAGACGCTGCTGATATTCCTCAAACATATGCTTTTGGAGTTAAAGGATATTATATGACAGACGATGCGGCTGCAGTTCCTTTAACAGGTATTTATGCTGGTATTGGATCTGTTGTTGAATATACTACACCTCTTAATGCATATGGGTATGGTGTTGTTGCTACTCGTCTTGGTGCTGGAGCTGGTACTGCTGGAAGAGCAGCATTGGGTGTTGCTCAAGGAACACAAGCAATTGCAGATTGGTTATATGGACTTGATTTATATAATACAACTCCAGCTAATGCGGGCGTTGCTTATACCACAGCTGATATTAGGTTGTGGGATGAATCAACTATTGTATCTGATGGATCTTCTGTAACAGTAAATTGTGTGGCTGGAAATGATTTTTATATTGATCTCGGAGATGATATTGGTGCCAATACTTTTGGAATAAGAAATAATTCAAATGCATCAGTTTCAACGATAGACTCTTATGGAGATATCACAGGAAGAAATATAAATGTAACTAACATGTATGTTCCTCAAATTAATGTATGTCCAATTTTACAATCTCGTGCTAATACAGGAGCTGCACCAACTGGTGCTACTGGAGATTACAATATTATGTATCTACAAGATGGTCATACAATGGAACAATTTATCTTGGGTGCTGGACAAACTATTATTGCTCCAAGATTAGAAAATGCTGGTTTGTTAGTTTCTCTAGATTTAACAAATAGTGAAGGTGCTGAATATTATTGGGGACACCAAAATTCTTCTAAATTCTTATTCACTATTGGAACAAGTCCGGCTTTCTTTATTGAGGCTAGATTCACAGTTGCTGATTGTGGAACTTCCGATCCATTATGGATAGGTTTTAGATTACAAGGCGCACCTAATGGAGCTTTTGCAAACTATACTGATGCAGCTGTTATAGGATTACATGCCACAACTAATGCAGACACAGTAATTTCTGGTAAAAATCTAAATGGTACTGGATGGACTTATGTTAATTCTACAGATGCTTGGACGGATGGACAAACACATACTATTAGATTAAACGTTTCAGCCGCTGGAGTTGTTTCATATCTTCTTGATGGAGCCGCTCTAAGTAATGAACAAGCAATGACATTTGATAATGCTGATGTTGTTATTCCATTTATTCATCATTTATTTGCTGCTGGAGGTGCTCCTGCTGCAATCCATTTGGTATCGCTTGCTTGTGGTTTACAATAATATATTTTAATGATAAATGAAAAAGGGGGAATTAATTTTTTAACTCCCCCTTATCACCCATAGGAGTGACATGATCTAAGCAAATAGTAAAGTAAGGAGTAAAAAATGGAAACAAAAATTGAAAAAAAAGCAAAAATTGAGATTGAAATTGAAGAACAAGAACAAAAATTTAGATTCATTTTACCAGTTGGGGTTCAATTATCATTAGCTTATGAAGCTTCTCTAAAATGTGTAGAAGAAATTGTTAAAATGATTAATGAAAATTTACAGAAGCAAAAAGATGAATTAGCGAAGCAAAAAAAAGAGTCAGAAAAAGATAAAAAAATAGGAGATTAAAAATGCCAGGACCGGATTTAAGAGCTTTGGCTGAAAATGTAAGAGTTTTAGGCGGAGCAGCCCTTACGGCAAATTATCAAAATGTAGGAACGCCTACAACACATCCTGTAAGAATTATTTCTGTTAAAAATACAACAGATACAACTGTTGAGATATCTTGGGACGGTGGTGCTATTACTGTATTTAGATTACCTCCAAATTCTATAGATACTATCGATTTAACAACAAACGATAAAGGAAGTGAGAAAAGTGGTGGAATATATTTGCGTACTGGATCGCAATTTCAAGCAAGACATATTGGAGTTGGAACACAAACTGGAGAAGTAATAATTCAATGTTTTTATGCTTAATCAAGGATTAAAAAATGAGTAAATCATCTATATCTTTACCTATTCCTGTTCCAGTTACTCTAGGAGGAACAGGAAGAGCAACATTAACTGATGGATCTATTTTAGTTGGAAACGGGGTTGCCGCAATAACTATGATTGGTCCTTTAACAGACGGCCAATTATTAATAGGAAGTACAGTTGGTGTTGATCCGGTTCCAGCTACTTTAACAGCCCCAGCAGCTGGAATTACAATAACTGGTGGTGCAGGAACAATTACTTTCGCATTAGCCAATGATTTGAATGCTTTAGAAGGTTTGGGTGGAACTGGAATAGCTGTAAGGAGTGCGGCAGACACGTGGGTTCAGCGTTCGATTGCCCAACCTGCAGCAGGTATAACAGTTACAAATGGCGATGGAGTAGCAGGAAATCCAACATTAGCACTAGCAAATGACCTTGCTGCTTTAGAAGGGCTTGGAGGAACAGGGATTGCAGTTAGGAGTGCAGCTGATACTTGGGTACAAAGATCTATTGCAGTACCAGCAGCTGGAATTTCTATATCTAATGGGGATGGAGTTGCTGGAAATCCAACACTTGCTCTTGCTAATGATTTGTCTGCATTAGAAGGACTTGGAGGAACAGGTATCGCTGTAAGAAGTGCTGCGGATACATGGGTACAAAGAACAATTACAGGAACTGCGAATGAAATAGATGTAACAAATGGTGATGGAGTTGCTGGTGCCCCAACACTTGACTTTTCAGATACACCAAAAATGAAGCAACTAACAACAGATCCCGGTGCTTCTGGAGATAGTTTTATTCAATTCGATATCAACACTACAGGAGAATTTAGAATAGGTGTTGATGATGATGACGCTGATAAATTTAAAATATCTCAAGGAAGCGCATTAGGAACTAATGATAGATTTATAATGACAGCAGCTGGACAAAGAACACTTCCTTTAAATCCTTGTTTTTTAGCACATAACTCTGCTTCAGATAATAATGTAACAGGAGATGGTACTACATGGACATGCGAATTTGATACAGAAGATTTTGATTTCGGCGGTGATTATAATAATACTACAGATACATTTACGGCCCCTATTACGGGAGCATATATATTTTCTACATCACTTAAAATAGAAGGATGGGATGGCACTCAAACAGCTTCATATATAACAATTGTAACTTCTAATAGAGATTATTTTGCTGATTTTTATCCAGATGATACAGAAACAAGATCGGTTCTTCTTACTGCAATATGTGATATGGATGCATCAGATACAGCTTACGTTTCTTTTACAGGTAGCGGTGGTGGTAAAACATTAGATGTAAAAGGGACGGCAGGCGCATGTGTTTCTTACTTTTCTGGAAATCTTATAAGTTAGGAGAAAAAATATGAAATTTTTTAAAAATGGAATAGAAATTTCAGATATAGATGTAAAATGTCTGGAAAATGATCTTTTGGATATTGAAGATTGGATTTTAAAAGCAATCGAAGGAAAAATAAATAATTGCAAAAAAAGATTGATAAAAAGTGGTACAGAAATGCTTTTGAAAGATCTAAATATTTCTGCAATTCCGGCGAAAGAAGATGAATTAATAAAAAATATAACATCTCATCCAAAATATATTAATAGAAAAGAAAAGGATAAAATACTTAAAAAAGAACTTGGAATAGAATAGTATAATTTTATTTTAAATTAAAAAAACCAAACGTCGGAGAAAAAAATGGTTCAATTTGGCGAAAGGCCGATTCAACAAAATCCCCTTGAATATTCAGGTCAAAGAGATGCATTAATTCCAACATATGATGCACCACGTGCTCCAACAGTTTTAGATAGAAAATATCCAATTCAATCTATTTGGAGAGACAACACAACAAATGACGAATGGATATTAGTAGATATCATAAATGGAAATGCACATTGGGTTTTATTAACAGGTGGTGGTTTTGGATCTGTTACAGAACTTAGAGCAGACGATGGAAACATTGCTGTTCCAAATGTAGGTATTATAGATGTTGATTGTAATACTGTGGCCTTTGGAACGAATCCAACACCATTTTATTCAAGTGCTGCTGTTGCAAATACAATTGATTTAGACGTACAAATATCTACTGCTGCTGTTGGCTCTGATGCTGGAAATGTCGGGGTATGTTCATTTGATAGTGCTATGTTTACAGTCGATGCGAATGGTTTTGTCCAATTAGCGGGTGGGGGCATTGCAGTTGATCAAATTAATGTAGATGCGAATACTCCTCCAGGAACAGACCCAGTATTGCCAGATGGAGCAGGACAGATAACAATAGCAGGGGCTGCCATTGTTGCTCATGCAGTTCCTGTAGAAACTCATTCAAGAGCAGCAAATGCATTTAATATTGAATTACAAGTTTCTTCTGCAATAACTGGAGCACCTGGGAATACTAATGACGCTGGGATATGTTCTTTTGATGATACGATGTTTGTAGTAGATGCAGACGGTTATGTTCAATTAATAGGAGGCGCTGTTGCAATAGATTCTTTAACTGGAGATGATGCAGTTGCAATTGGAGCTGATGCAGCGGGAAATATTAATTTAACAGGGATAGTAGTAGCAAATGCAACACATGCAAAGCCAATTTATTTTGTAGATAGTGGAGTTGCAAATACAGAGGCATTAAATGTACAAGTTTCGGCAGCTATTACTGGAGCTCCAGGAGATACAAACGACGCAGGAATATGTTCTTTTGATGACACAACTTTCACAGTTGATGCGGATGGTTATGTTCAAATTGCAGGCGGGGCTATAATAGATCAAATTGGAGTAGATGCAAATACTGCTCCTGGAACAGATCCAGTTGACCCAGATGCAACAGGATTAATTACAGCACAAGGAGCTGTAGTTGCTGCCCATTCTGTTCCACTAGAGACACATTCTCGCGCTTTAAATGTATTTAATATTGAAGTTCAAGTTGCATCAGACAGAACAGGGGCCCCGGGGAATAAAAATGATGCGGGAGTATGTTCCTTTAATGATACTCACTTCACAGTCGATGCGGATGGCTATGTTTCTTTAATCGGTGGTGGTGCCGCACTTGATTCTTTAACTGGAGATGTAGGTCTTGCTGTTCCCCCAGATGGTGGAGGGAATATAAATTTAATTGGAACAGCGGCGCAGCAATTTATAGAAACTACAGGAACTCCAGCATCTAATCAAATTGAATTTAAAATAATAGAACCAAATGGAGATGGAGAATTATTAATAGGAAATACAGCAGCAGCAGCACCACTTGTTGGAGATATAACGACAAGCACATTATTAAGACAATATTCCAATCCAGATTTAATATTGGATCAAGTTTCATTTTATCAAGAAGGTCATTCCAATTTTGGTATGACATATTCCGGAGGAACACTTACTCTTCATGCAGCAGATGGAAATAATCTTTCTTCTACAAATAGAGGATTTATAAGAATAAAAAGTGCACTTTCAAGAAATACATTTCTTACTTTTCCAGTAACTTCAAATTATTCTTTTGATGACAATGCGTCTGGTTCTTCTGATATTGCAGGAAATCTTTTTGGTACCACAACAGGAAGAGCATGGGGTGAGCCAATGCCATTTTTCTTATACGCAGTTTTAAATGATGCTGAAACAGCAGTAACATTTATGATTATGAGAGAAAGAGGAAGAAGAAGTTGTACGACGTCTATTGGAAAACCAAGTAGCGCTATTGCAGACTTACAATATAGTATGTGGGCATTAGATGATTCTATCACTGTTGGTGATTGGGATACAAATCCTGTCGTTTTAGTAGGATCATTTGTAATGTCAAAAAATGCAGGCGATGATTGGACCGTTTTAGCTTTTGGAAATACTGGTGGAATTGGAGACTATAAAGATAGCGGCATTTTTTCTTATCCACCAGGACATAATGGTGCAGTAGCTGGATCATATTTTTCTCAAGAAGGTGGTGGTGGAACAATGCCAACATTTCAAAATGAAGCATCTATTTATAGTTTAAGACCAAGTGGAGATGTTTTTTTCTTTTGGTCTGGAAATAATTGCAATGGTAATGGCGTTGGAGCTAACAATTTGTTAATTCATCCTCCATTTAATGACGTTTTGGGGAATTATTATAATCCTCCAGGAAGATTTTCTTTTCTTGACGGTGGCGTAGCAAATCGTCTTCAATATTATCCATATAATCAGGCAACTGGAGCAAATTATTTCAGGCTTCATGCTTATAATCCGGCAGGAGGAGCCCCATTAACTCCAGCTGGTATTACAAATGCAGATTCTGCTTTTAATTTCACAGTAATATATAGAGCAATGTCGAATTAAAATAGGAGAAGTCACATGAGTTTTTTTGGTGAAGATACACAAGATAACAGACGGCAATTTGAAAAAAGATTAAAAAATCTGTTTTCTTGGAAAGAAAAATATAGTACAGAAGAAATTATAGAAGCATTGATTGCAAATGATACACAAAAAATTTCTGAAATACAGACAGAGATGATAGCCAATAATCAAAAAATAGATTCATATTTAACCCAATTTGATAATGCGACAACAGACGAAGAAAAAATTGGAGTCATATCATCTGTCACAATAGGAGAATAAGAATGAAAAAAAAGATGTATTTAATATTATCATTAGTAGGCCTTGTGGTCGTTGTTTTGCTTATTCAAACTCTCACAGGATGTTCTAAAATATATAAAGTCTTTGGCATTTCTGATGATAATCCTGTAGAAGAATTTGTTGAAAAGCAGATAGAGATAAATACGGGTCTTGATGTTGATTTTACTCCATATTCGATAGAGAGAAGAAAATGAAAAAGCAAGAGAAGAAAAAGGAAAAAAATATTTCAAGTGAAACAGTGGAAGAAATTTCATTTGAAACAGGCTCAAAAGAAATGAAAAAATTTATAGTAAAGACCGCTTCTTATTTGATAATAGGGATGTTAATAATTTTTGCTATACCAAAAATTTATAAGTTTTTCAATATTTCTGATGACAATATTGTTGAAGAATTTGTTGAAAAGCAAATAGAAAAAAATGTTGGTATAAAGATAGACATTACACCAATGTCTAAAGAAAAATAAGTTGCATTTTATTCATAGTGCAAGACTCCTTTTTTGGCTGCCACCTTTTTGGTGGCTTTTTTATTTAGCCTTCTTTTTTAAAAACTTTACAAATATTGTTCACAATATCATATAAGCAAGAATTTTATATGTAAACCAATTTTTCATCCGAGATTCTATAATGTGACAAGATGTAAACTGGAAATTCTAGAATTTTTTTCCTGTTTTTCCAATTGAAGAATATCAATTAATATGTGTGGACATGAAGTAGCGCAATATATTATAATGATAGATTAGAGATCGGAAAGATTCATAAGGTGGGTTAAATATTAAAGATGAAAAAAGATTTAAAGAAAATATTGGATCATTCAAAAATTTCTGAATGGTCAAAAAAGGTTATAACAGATTACATTCCAGAAAATACAAAAAGATCAATAGACATTAGTGTTAAATATTTCATTGGTTGGTGTGAAGCTGTTGGAATAAAACTTGAAGAAATGTCATTCAAAAAAAATATCATTGCATTCATTTCTCATCATGTTGAAGAGATGCCAAAAATTGTTGAGGATGAATTAATAAAAAAAGGAATTAAGAAAAATCTTTATCAATGGAAATTCTCAACAATGATGACAAAGCTTTATAATTTAAAGACTTATCTAAAACAATGGAATATAGAACTTCCTTTAAATGATGTTGAAATTTCTACACTTTTAAAACGATTAAGAAGAAAAAATATTACACTTTCAAAACGACAAGCCATCTTAAAAGAAATGCTTTTAGATATGATAGATACATGTTCAGATGATAAGATAATAGATTTAAGAGATAAGGCTCTTTTATTATTTGGTTTTTGTTCTGGTGGAAGAAGAAGATCTGAAATATCTTCAGCAAAAATAGAAAATATAAAAATGATGGGAAATGAATGTATGTATAAGATAGAAAAGAGCAAAACTGACCAAGAAGGAAAAGGAATGTTTGTTCCTATAAAAGGAAAAGCTTTTGAATGCATAAATAAGTGGCTAAAAACACTAAATCAACGTAAAGGCCCTTTATTTAGATCTATACGAAAAAACGGGTCAATAAGTAGTTTGGGTCTTACTCCACAAGAAATCAACCGTATAGTCAAAAAAAGAGCTAAAATGGCTGGATATGATGAAAAGTTTTTTTCTGCACACAGTTTAAGATACGGTTTTGTAACTGAGGGTGGCAGAAGAAATATTAATATCAGAGACATCATGGATATGACAGGACATAAGAGCTTGACAATCGCTATGAATTATTACAAGTCTGCATCTAATCTTAACAATCCTGCAGCGGATCTATTTTAAAATCAATATTGAAATCTCTAAGAAATAAATTAATTCTTTCTATATTCATCCATATAATCCTATTTTTGATTTAGTCTTCTTTCTTCTATAATACATAATCTTGCGTGAAAATCTTTCATTTCTTGGTACCAAAGCTGTCTAAATTCTTTCATTTCTGCATCCATTTTATCAAATTTTTGATCAATTTTTTGATCCATATGACGCCAATCGCTTCTTGACTCTGATCTAAACCAAAAGATTAAACCAGCGTTTGCCAAAAACAAACTAATGATTTGAATCCATGCCATATTATACCACACCATTTAAATATTTTCTTTGAATCATAAGGAAAAAAGCTTCAATTTTTTTTTTGCTTCTAAATATTTATCTTTCTTCGTATAGACAACATTATGATGAATAGATGAATTTTCTCGTTCAAATATACGCCTATTAAATATTGCAATCTTCATATAAAGAGGAAGGATTTTCATTTCTTCGACAAATATTTTTTCTGCTTCTTCTGTTTTTCCTTTGCTTATAAAATCTTCTATATCTTCAACCCATAATCTTTGGCTGAATTGGACATTCATAATAATTTCTCATTTTTTAATTTAGATATATATTCTTGCATCTCAGCAGTCTTTTTTTTCTTCGGTTTTCTTCCTGGTTTTTTTCTAATATTTTTTTTTATCTCATCTCTCATTTTATAGAACTCTTCTGTCACAAGCGTGAAAGATTTAAACAATGAATCAAATTTTGAATGAATATCAAAAAGATAATAGAGACAAATAATGGAAAAAATAACAAGATATGTACAAAATATTTTTTCATACATCTTTCTTCTCCAAGTAAGAAACTCTCTTTTCAATATCTGTCATCAAAACATACATTTTAATAAAATGTTTAACCATGTCTGAATGCCTTGAAAAAAGTCCCTTTCTAACATTGGATGTTTCTTGTCGTATTTTGTTTATTTCAATATTCATTAAATTGACAAGGCTATTTTCATTTTCTAGAAGTAAATTTTTAGATTTTTCCATACTTAAACCTAAAATGTTTTCTTCCATTGACCCTCCTCTTTATTTTTTTTTCTTGGTGGTAAATCTATAAACCCATCTGTTTTAAAGCTTTTTTTTGAAAAACTTTTCTTGGATGAATTAAACGACTTTTTTTTAGTTTTATTTAGATTTTTGCTTTTTGAAATTGTTTTTTCTAATTTATTTTCCTTTTCAAGTTTTTTCAAAAATTTTTCACCAACAATTTTAGCATTCTCTAAAAATGAGTGCCAAAAATCTTTATCAGAAAAACAAAAACATGGGAATCTAACATCTTTATTTTCTTTCAAATCAAATACGGATTTCACTGGTGGATACAAGTAACAAATATTATTTTTTTTAAGGAATAAAAGACCGCGTATTTCTATCTTTAATTCTGGAATTTTAATGTGCAAATATCCTTTTATTCTTCCTCTTTTTAGATCAAGAATCTCTGCATAAAACGCAACTGGCTCTATTTTCATATTTTATCCATAAATTGAAATTCTTTTAATAAATGATCCCTGCTTTCTATATTTTTCTAAATCAACATTTTTAAGCTCAGGAATATTTTTATATTCAACATTTCCTCTTCTAAAATAATTTGTAATACTTATTCCGCCTCCCTCTGCGCTTGTTTCTCCACAAATATCAAAAAGCATTTCTTCAATACATTTTTTTCTTTCTTCTTTTTCTTCCAATTCTTTTTTGATTTTTATCCATTCTTCTGCTAAATATTTCCATTGCTCAGATGTTTGTTTTATACGATCTTTTGATGTTAGCCTTGGTGGCGTAAATGTTAATATACATTCTAGAAAAATCTCTTCTTTTTTCACAAGTTCTTTTACAAAATTTTCATCTTTTTCAAATTCAATAATCGTTCCATCTTCTCCATCAAAACTGAAATAATATCCAGAACCCAATCCAGCGACCTCTAGCTGATGTTGTAACTGTGGAAAATATTTCTCAGGAATCTTTCCACATTTTGCTAGTTCATGGTCTTCTTTATTAGGACACTTTATTTCTACTAAAATCTTTTTATACAAATCCATTCCGTCTAATGAAGCAATCATCCATTCTTTTTCTTTGTGAACTATAGTTCTTGGGAATATTTGTATTCCCGTTTTTTCTGTAAATTTCTGAGAAGCTATTGGTTCTAGTCTTTTCCCTCGGCGCATTCCTTCTGTTTCTTTATTTTTGGACAATCCAAGTTTATCAAGCCAAAGCTGATATGGAGTCTTCCATGGAGATTTCTCCATTATTATTGGAGCATCACTTGCTCCAATTTTATTTTTTCTAAATTCTAGCCATTCTTTTGTGCCTTGTTTCATGATCTTCCTCCGATGTTTGGTTAATTTTTTATTTATCTTTCGATTCACTCATAAAATATTTAAATTCTTTTCGCAATATCCAACTCTTCTAACAACGCTCAATTTAATGAAAGCATCTTCATTTTTTTGTTTTTCTTTCGTTAATGTCTCTTGGGGCTTTAATGAACTTTTTTTAGATTTTTTTGTTTGTGTATCATATTCTTTCATTTTTTTCTCCTTTTTGGCTTGTTAAAAAAATATTTTATTATTTTTTTAATAGTATATTTATTATTCTCTCATATATTGAAACAGGAATATCCTTTAGTTCTGTTATTCCATATCCATTTTCAAGAACATCTAAAATGTTTTTTGCTTTTTCTTCATCATCTTTCATTAAATCTTCTAATTCTTTTACTTGTTCTTTAGAAATTGTCTCTTCTTTCACTTCTTCTATTGGAGTATCTATTATCTCTTGTATTTCTCCTTCCACATAACATCCTTTAATTACATCTGGAAACAAAAATCTTCCAAGCATAGAAATACATCTCCATGTACACATAGTTTTTGGCATCTTTTCCCAATTCCCTCTATATATTCCTTGTTTTTTTGCATCTTCAATACTAAAAGATACAGACCATGTATCTTGATTGTCTTTTCTTTTTCCATGCAAAATAACATATGTGTCAGAGCTTTTTTGATCCATCGTTACAGAATGTCCAGCTTGTCTAATTAGACTTAACATCATCTGGCTACTCATTTCTACCTTTCCTTGAACAAAATATAAATCTCCATTTAATGCACCTATTGGATCTATATTCAAGGATTTTGCTTTTTGAACAATAGCAAAAACGCCCTCTCCTCCAATTTTTTGATAATGTTTTGTCTCAAGAAGGGCTTTTGTAACGTTTTTTATCTCTTCAATGTCTTGAATGATTGATTTCTTTCCATTTTTTTGAATCGAAATTTCTTGTGTTTTTTCCATAATGTCCTCCATTTGGTTAGCAATGACCTTAATTTGTGAAGCAAGTAGCTTCTTTGTTTCCTGAATATATTGAAAATCCCTCTATGGCAATATTTGATGAAGTTTCTATTATCTTTTTTATAGAGTGACTAGAAAACATCAACGGAATTTTTTCTGGAACAGAAACACCATAATCAGATGCTAATGTTCTAATTTGATCGTCTATATATTCAATGTTGAAATCTTCATCTTTTTCTACGTTATAAATGGCATCTACAAGATCTTTTAAAGCCATTTTATTCCTTTCATGATCATGCTCTGTACAAAAGCATTCTTCTATTTCATAATTTGAATAATATTGATATGCCATCTCTCCTCCGACGTTTGGTTTTTGGTTTATGTCCATAATTTATCATCTTTTTGAAATTTCTTACAAGAAAAAAAATAAAAAAGATGGCATATTTTTTCATATCTCTATAAAATAAAAACAAAAACAGGAGGAAGGCGGTGGCACATATTGTCAAAGACTGGTTAAAGAAAAATAAGATAAAAGCGAGAGATTTTGCAAAAAAATGCGGAGTACATAAACATTATTTTTCAAAAGTAATAAATGGGAAAATGCCCATGAGCATATCAATGGCAAAAAAAATAGAAGAGAATACAAATTATGAAATTAGTGCACTTTCGCTTCTATTTCCGGGAAGAGTTCGAACAAAAACATTTTTTGTTGTGGAATAGAAATATCTGTCTCAAAACTCTCTGCAAGAAGAAAATGTTGTTTTGCGATGTAAAAAAAAGATTTTATGTCACTCCATTCTTTAATCTCATACAATCGAAATCCGCGCATCATATTTAAAAGCCTGTCAATATATTCACAATAAGTTTTTTCGCCAGCAAGAAAAAAAGAAACCGCCGTTAATTCAAAACTTTTTTTCATTCTTTCTTGATATCTTTTTTCTATATTTCTACAAATCTTTTTTGCTTGTTTAAATGCGACTTTTCCTTGCTTATAATGATACTTTGAAAGACTTTCTTCACATTTTGGGACACAAAACGACCCAAACACACATAAAGGAAAAAATAAAACTATAAAAATTTTTAAACATCTCATAAAAACCCTCTATAAAAAAGCCTTTCTATCAAGAAAGGCAAGAAAACCAAACATCGGAGGCCAAAGGCCACCAATGATAAAAAAACATACAAAAAAACAAAAATTTTTGCAAACAAAAAGGCCGCCTATTGTAGGCGGCAAAGGAAAATAACAATATAAAAAGGAGGATTCGAATGAAATCTTGATCAAAAAAACTTGACCCGGATTTCATAAAGATGTACATAATCGATTGAAAAGACAAAAGGAACATAACAAAAAAAGGCAAAAGGGTAAATATAAAAAGGAGGGAAAAATGAAAAAAAAAGAAAAAGCAAAAAAAAATCTGGACCAAAAGGCCCAGACCCAGAAAATAATAAATTTTTGTGAAGCCCCAAACAAAGGCACTGAAGCAGAAACAATGTTTAAATACGCGCCAATTGTTAGGACAAACAAATTAACCCAAAGGATAGCCAAAAGGAAATCACATGTTAACCCAAAGGAAACCACAAGGGAAATCACATGGGAAATCACAAGGATAACCAAAAAGGATAACCAAAGGATCTCCGCATGTTAACTTATAATCTATCTCCGAAAAAATATCAAGTTCTTTTAGAAAATATCCCCAAAAAATTACGTCCTATCTTGATCTACATGATCAACAATTGCAGAAAATTTAAGATAATGTTCTTCTCCCAAAGAAAAATAGCAGAACACCTCCATATATCCAGAAGAACCGTTATAAGACACCTAAAGGAACTTTCAGGAGAAATTGGTTCTTTCAAAAGACCAAATAAAACAAACATCTATTTTCTTAAAGATTCGTTCATAAATAAAATAAATCCTTTATACTCCGAAACAGCAAATTGTCACACGAACTATAAGGAAAAAATAATAAAAGAACGATATCTAGAATCTTCTGTACAAAAAGATTCAAGAACGCAGTCGCAATCGTTCAAAAAAATCCAAAAATTAGAATTACCAATCTTTGAGGAAATCTTCTTCTCACAAAAATTTTCAAGAAAAACTATAGAAAAAGCAAAAGAAGCCGTTTTATTAGAACTCAAAAAAGGAAAAATTATAATAAATATACCAGCATATTTGTATAAAACATGCTCAAATATCAACCACAACATAAAAAATAAATGCAGGAAACAAAAAATGGCGCCTCAAGTATACGATCAACTCAAATTCTGCGATTTCTTAAGCGAAAAAGATAAACGATTCTTCTCTCAATACCCAAGCACAAAAGTAATGTTCGCAATAGAATCGTTTAAAACATATTCCAGAAGGATGTCTGTCAGAAATCCAGGGGCATTCGTCAACGCATGCCTCCAGCAAGAATTAAAAGAACCAGAAGAAATATCTTTGGAAAAACTCGCGCATCTAAATGAAAATAAAAACTTTGCAAAAAAATTCGAAGAAGAGTTTATGCAGTTTTTGCGAAAAAATCAAATTTTTATAACAACAACAGCAGGAAACAATTCGTTATTCATAGATGTTGGATCCCCATGTCATCCTGGATATGAATTCAAATACGAAAATAAAGAAATGGTGCACGATCTTAATAAATTTTTATATAAATTGACACAAGTTTTCCCAAAAATAAGCAATTTTTCGGCAAATATAAAAAAGGAAAAATGTGCATGAGCAATTTTATTACAAAACAAGAAATATTAAAAAAATATGATATAAAAAAACATCAATTGGATATTTGTATGGCAAAACGTCATAAATTTAAATTAGAACCATTTGTGAAAAAAGGGGAAAAAAATACTCTTTTAATAGACAAAGATGCGTTTCGAGAATGGATGGAAAAATATTATGAGATTTATTTTTGAAGGACCGCCAATTCCACAGCAAAGACCTAGATTTTTTAATGCAAAAGGAAGAATTTTTTCATATGACCCGCAGAAAAAAGAGAAAAAAAAAGTTAAAGAAAAGATAAACGAAAAATTTGAAGAGGTTTATCAAGGAATAGATCATATACAAGCGGCAAAGCTTTCTAGATTATTACAATCAAAACATTTTTGTGTTGATTTTACATTTATTATGCAAGTTCCTCAAAGCATGTCAAATCATGCAAAAAACAGGCTTTTTTGGGGACTTGAGCCGCCCAAAAAGTGTGACCTAGATAATTTGGCTAAATTTTATTTAGATTGCGCTACAGGACAAATTTGGGCCAATGACAATCAAATTACATATCTTAACATGAAAAAAAAATATGGAGACAGACCAATGACTATTATGGATGTATTTTCAGAAGAAAGAAAAACAATAATAAAAGATGTTAGAGAAATAATTTCACTTTTTTCTCCATATGAGATAAATGAAATTTTAGAAAAAGTTTGTAATGCAACGATGATTTTTGATCAAAATAAAATTTATGATTTGGCAGAGAAAGAAATCTTAGAAATTGCCACGATATTATGTACTCTGTCCGACCTATCTTTAAAGTTATCAAAAATAAAAAAACAATCCCATGATGTGATTGAAAAAATAAATAGATATAAAGAAATTTCTATGGAGGCAATATGATTGGTGAAATCGCGGCTAAAGAAATACAAAAAACGATGATAGATTTTGCGAAAATATATAAATGTATTCCATCAAAAAAATATTTAAAACAATATTTTAATTGTCATTTAACAAGATTAGAGGCCCTAGAAAATGTTATTCCCTATGAAAAAAGATCGAACGGAAGATTACAGGCACTTCTTGATTTTATGATTGCGCTTGTAACATTTTTTAATGAAAATAAAAATATTCATGATGATTTAATCGGCTGCTGTAAAAAAAAGAAAATAAAGAAATGTTTGTGTAGAAAAACAATAAATGGAGGAGAAAACGATGCCATTAAAAAAGGGGAAAAGTAAAAAAATCATCAGTGAAAATATAAGAGAAATGATAAAAAGCGGATATAAGAAAAGCCAAGCAGTAGCAGCATCTTTATCACAAGCTAGAAAATCGGGAGCAAAGATTCCTAAAAAAAGAAAAAGATGAAGGAAAAACAGAATAGAAAAAAAGAGGGAGCACTTATTCAACCCTCTCACAGCTTTATGCCCTTTTCTCTTATCAAAGATAGAGACTTGAACAACTATATACCTGTAAAGCTTGGCGAATCCAGGTTGTTAAACACTCTCTTAAAAGACAGTGCAGTTAGAAGCCTTGAGGTTATCAGGGACTACACCAGTGAAAACACTAAAAGGGCATTTAACGGGGACATTGTCTATTGGCAAGCATGGCTTTCAGTCATTGGATTCAACTTTAAAACAGACAGGATAACCGTTGGAATCCTAAAACACTTCATCATTCAGCATATTGAGGAGATGAACCCGGAGGTTGATAAGATTCTTGTTGACCAAGGGTACAAGTCAAAACTAGGCACTCACTCTCTTGAAACGATAAAACGCCGCATAGCCTCACTAAGTGTCTGTCTTGAACTCGACAAGTTAAATAACCCATGCAGAGATAAAGAGGTAAAGCGTCTACTAAAGAGATTTACGACGATGTATGGAGGGAAGGGGCGAAAGAAAAAAGCAATAACAAAAGACATTCTGGAAGACATGCTTTTGACATGTAAAGGACGTCTAATTGATGTCAGAGATAAAGCCATCCTCCTCTTTGCTTTCTCTTCTGGTGGGCGCCGACGTTGCGAGATAACCGATGCTGATATGTGTAATCTCACAGAGACATCCGAAGGAGACTACCTATACAACCTATGTGAGTCGAAGACCAACAAAACAGGGGAAGACGATTACAAGCCCATCAAAGGAAGGGCCGCCAAGGCGTTAAGAGACTGGCTAGAGGCTTCTGGCGTAAAAAAAGGGGCAATGTTCCGTTCGGTTGGGAAGAGTGGAGATATTCGAGGCGCACTCTCCGGAAATGACGTGAGAAGGATGGTAAAGAAACGAACAAATCTAGCTGGCTATGACGAAAACCAATTTTCAGCCCACTCACTACGCCGAGGATTTGTTACAGAGGGTGCCAAACAAGGAAAGCCTATTGGCGACATTATGAAAATGACCTCTCACAAAAGTGTTTCAACGGCAATGAGGTATTACGAAGCCGGGAGTATTATTAACAATTCATGTGCTGAATTGGTAGGATAATGACAACGAAATATCCGACAGCTAAATTTGAGGCGGGAAAATATGAGAACACAGTTGAGTTTTCATATAAAGAAAAAAAAACTTGGCTTTCGCCAAGGGGAGAGAGACAAGAGGAATTTAGGGCTTACCCCCTAAAACGTGTAAATATTTTTGCTGAAAAAGAAAATCTTTTCCAAATATTTAATACAGTTTCAAAAGATGATTGGGCAGATATTCTTGATGATATTTCTTATCTTGCTTTTTTGTCTTTTGAGTATTTGGGAAAAGACGCTCCTGTATATTTTGTAAGATTTGTCATAGAATTTGTGTGCTTTTTAAAAAAATATAAACAACCTTTTAATAGGCTGCTAGAAGTAGAAAATATAATTGAAAAAGAAGAAGAATAGGCGGGATCAGGCATCAATTTAAACGGAAAATAGAAAATCTATAAAGATCCCGCATTTTAACCAAACATCGGAGAAACACCAATGTCAGAATCTACAGATTATTTCCTTTTTATGTTTGGATCACAATACGACCTCATTAAAAAATTTTTTCCGTCAGAAAAAGAGGCTATTGATTTTATAGGAAATATTAAAAGAAAAGGACCTATAAAAAAAGATGGAACTTTGAAAAAATTGAAAGAAATAGAAGAAGATGAATTATTCGATAGTTCTTATGTTCTCTATAAAATAAATACAGAGCTTCTTCCAAAAGGAATCAAGTTAAAAGAAATATTTGTTCCATATGAAAAAAGAAAATGGAAAGAGGAACAATTAAAAAATAGGGAAAAAGATGAAGAAAGGCCAAAAAATAAAATCAAGAAGTTTAAAAGATGGGAAACCAAAAAGAAAAAATAAATCTGGTGTTGGAAGGCCTAAATTACAACTTTGTGAGAAAGATATAGAAGATTTGGCAGCAATTGGATGTATAACCGAAGAAATAGCAAGACTGCTTGATTGTAGCAAAGATACAATTGAAAATAGATATATGGATTCTTTAAGGCTTGGAAGAGCTAGATTAAAGAAAAGCCTTAGAAGAAGGCAGATAGAATCTGCCATGGAAGGAAATGCAACAATGCTTGTTTGGCTTGGGAAGAACTTGCTTGGTCAAAAAGAGAAACAAGAAATAGAACATAGTGGCACAATTCCTTTAAATGTCATTCATTATGGAAAAAATCCACCAAAAAAAATAAATAATGAATGAAGAATGCCTTCCAAATTTCTCTCCGCGTGATTATCAAATTTCGTTTTTAGAATCGATGGATGATGGGTGTAAAAGAGCTGTTCTTGTGTGGCATCGAAGGTGTGTTGCAGAGAACAGTAGAATTCTTATGTCAGATGGTTCTTGGAAGTTTATTCAAGAGGTTTCTGAGGGAGATTCTGTTTTATCTTGGAATGGACATTCTCTTGAAAAAGATACCGTTGTTTCTTCTTTCTATAATGGAAAGCGTTATTGTTCAGAATATTCGATATATGGAGCCGAATCATTATTAGTTACAAAAGACCATAGGGTTTTATGTTCATATTCGTATTTTAATCCAAAATGGAAGCCTATTGGAAACCTTAATGCCGGAGAGGGGTGTTTTACTTATTTTAATCTTAATTTGGGTGGAGAAAATATACCGAAATTGGCGCGTTTTATTGGATATATGATATCGGATGAATATTGCAATGGATATCAACAACCAAAGTATACAACGACAAGCAAATTAATTAAAGAAGATTTTATGTCTTTGGTAAGAGATCTTTTTCCTTCTGTTTATTTAATAGAAAGAGTGAAGGGGAATGGTTGGGATATAGGAATGTCAAAGGGAGAGTGCGGAAATAAAATAAAGCATCCGGTTAAAGAATGTTTAATGAATTTGGGTTTGTGGTGTACAAAGAAAGACAAAAGGATTCCAAAATGCATATGGAGTTGTAATGAAGAATCTTTTATAGAATTTATTTCTGCAGTTATAGAGGCCGATGGAAATATATATTGTCAAAAGACAGGAAGGCAGGCAAGTACATATATACGCCCAAAGGCAGAAATTAAAATATCTATTGGAGAGAGTGAGGCACTTGCTTGGGATTATTATTATTTATTGAAGAAGCATGGAATACAGTGTGGTGCTGTATATAATGATCGAAATTGGTGTTGGACAGTTCGTATTTGGGAGGCTTCAAGCGTTAAAAGGCTTTTAAATATTATTAAGATCAACGAAAAAAAATCTATTCGAAATAAAGCAATAGCCCTTGAAATGAAAGAAAGGGAAAGAAGGAAATATGCGGATATTTTGTTATTTAGCAAGCCGAAAGAATCTGGGGCTTCTCTTTGTAATACATATGATTTAGAAATAAAGAATAATAAAAATTTTATTTCCAATGGTTATATTGTACATAATAGTGGTAAGGAAGTTGTATGCTTTAATTGGCTTATAAAGCAGGCGTTTGTTGACCGTGTAGGTACCTACGTATATTTCTTTCCAACGTCCAGATTGGGAAAAAGAATATTGTGGGACGGTATTAATGGTCAAGGAAAGAGATTTCTTGATTATATTCCAAAAAGAATAATTGATGGAGAGCCAAACTCTGTAGAAATGAAGGTAAAGCTTATAAATGGAAGTGTTATCCAAATCGTTGGAACAGATCAAATATTAAACGTCGGAATCAACCCAATTGGTTGTATTTTTTCTGAATTTTCTCTTCAAGATCCTTATGCGTGGGAATTTGTTCGCCCAATATTACGTGAAAATAAAGGGTGGGCAGTCTTTAATTTTACGCCACGCGGTGCCAACTGGGCATATGATTTATTTGTAATGGCAAAGAATAATCCAGATTGGTTTTGTCAAAAATTAACTATAGAAGATACAAAAGTAATTTCAGAAGAAGAGATCCAAAAAGAACGCGAAGAAGGAATGAGCGAAGAACTTATTCAACAGGAGTTTTTCTGCTCATTTAACCAAGGAATTGAAGGAAGTTATTATGGAAGATATGTTGACGAACTTAGACGAAATAATCGCATTATCAATTTGCCTTATGATCCCAATCTTGAAGTTAATACGTTTTGGGATTTAGGATTTGGAGACTCAACATCGATATTATTTGTGCAATTTTCTGGTAAGGAGATAAGAATAATAGATTCTTATGAAAATTCTGGAGAGGGACTTGCACATTATGCAAAGATTTTACAAAATAAAAATTATATATATGGAACACATTATGCACCTCATGACATAGAATCTGGCCATCTTAGCATAGGAAAATCATTAAAATATTATGCGTTTGAATTGGGAATTAGATTCGAAACAATTCCTAAGACAGAAATAGAATTTGGAATAGAGTGTGCAAGGTCTTTATTTCCATACCTTTGGATAGATGAAAATAAAAATAAATTTTTCTTGAAATGTATAGAAAATTATCATAAGAAATTTAATAGCAAAGAAAATTGTTATAGTACTACGCCACATCATGATTGGTCATCTCACTTTGCAGATGCATTTAGATACTTGGGTGTTGCATATAAGACATTGCTTGATAATAAAAAAAGAATGTTAACCCCAGAAAAGATAAGAGAAATGAAACAAAAAGCACTCTCTTTCTTTTAAATAAAGATAGGCAAGAAAACCAAATGATCTTTGATTATTCTCTCAAAAAAGAGATGGACGAAAACTATCGTCAAAGCCAAACACTTTTTCAACAGTGGTGGCAACAGGCCAATATCGATTTAAAAATGACGATAGGAGATTCTCAATATTATGCAAATACATTTGCTGG